GAGTTAGATATCTCGGTCAGGAAAAGCCTGACCCATGGTTGCCCTCCGATAATGGTTACTTCAAGTAAAGATGACCTTCACTTGTCATACCTACTTCATAACTCTCTTCTTCTTCACAAGACCCTTCGTGGTCACTATAATATTCTTTTTTAACTTGTCTTTTTGGAGGAACGTAATCTTCATCCAAGATCTCCTCAAAATGTATTCTTACTTTAGTAGATAAATCCTTATCAGGCTTTATATACTTCAGGATTGTTTCCACGTCTTTCTTACATATTGTTTCCATTCAAGACACTTATTTATCAATGACATACAAAATTTATCACAACAAGATAATTTTGAAAACTCATATTCCAACTCTTGAATTTTCTCTTGTAAAATATCCATATCCATCTTAATATCTTCAAAATATTCTTCCATTTATTAATGATAAATATTTTATTTTTAATTTTAATCCAATTGACAATTTACGGTATCTATATCCCATGTATATATCATTTTTTTAGGATAATCTCCTTCTTGATGATAATTATTGATTACTTGATAATACAACATTTATAATGATCATTATTTTTTTTTCTGAAATAATGTTTCCAATAAATTTACTGGATATGTTTTGTTCTTTGAGATCTTGTAAATTACAGCTGAACTATCATCAATACGACTAAAAGATCCATCGGGATCAGTTATCGCTGTTGTTATACTTGTTATCACTTTGGGCTTAGTTACAGTAAAACTAAGAGAGTCGTCTCCTCCTACAAAAAAGTCTCCTGAATCTGTTGACTTTGTTACTATACCCATTGTTGGTAATAATATTCCTGAATCATCTGAACCATAATATGCAGATATGTCATCTAATAAACTACTGCGAAGACAATAAAATGGTCTTAACATTTGTTTAGGAACTGACTCGGCAGTTATTACATTACTAGGTGCTTCTATAGACAATGCTGGATACCATTGTAAATTACTATATGTGTTTCCTAAACCTGATCTATCAAACCATAATAGTTGAACTGGTCTTATCACTGGATGAAACATTGTCGCTCCAAATGGATTTTGATCATACAACATTATATCTTGTGCTTGGACTTCTGCTTCAGTTGTTACTTGATGTAATTTATCGATATTATCTGTATTGATCCTTATCTGTGGTATGTTATTTGATGTTAAAGGTGCTTGTAATTGTCCATATGAAAAACCTAAAATTTTAAACAATCCATTATTCCAATTTTTATTATCATAACCAAAACTATTGATAAATATTCCTGAATGACTATCCATTACAGAAAAAGGATATATCGCTTTATTAGGAAAGTCCCAAGAGATAGATGGTGATGATCCATTTACAAACACAGAAGCATTTAATTCTCTAAAATATGGTATCATACCTGGTGCATAATTCTGTCTTCGTAATCTTTTATTTATCTTATATACTTCAGGAGATCCATCTACAGCTGGTAATGTTGTCATAGCTCCTGCTGAATCACGATTTCCTTTTCTTTCAGATGTATATAATCCTTGAAATCCAAATCTATCTTTTGTTGGATCATATGTTAATTTTGGATTATCTGCTCCCATATAATACTTTGTCATCTGACTATACCATTTTCTCTCTGTTGTGTTATATTGTCCAGTATCTTTTTCTTCCCTTAAAAGTGTCTTTGTTGTGTTATTACGATCTATTGACATATCATTATATAATCCCACAGCAGCATTACCATATGCCGTAAAATGATAATCATAACCCATAAATCTTCTTGAATGAGTTCCATCGTAATCAGGTGTTGATGAGTTTCCTAAAAAATACCCAGCAGCATTATAATATACAAATGGAACTCCTCCTATTCCTTCAAATTGAATTTGTATTTTGTTATTCGGTCCTTTTGTAAATGCTCCATATGATAATTTTACTGTTGATGGATAATCATACTCAGCATTTTCATAAAATTTGTCCTCGGTTGTTTTATCATATACAAAAAATATAGGTTGTGATGCTATCGCATTGAATGAATTAGATGTCGGATTAAGTAAATCACTTCCAAATGTATCTCTTTGATAAGTTGATGTATCATATAATTGAACCATGTCAAGATGCCAAAATCGTGAATTATCAGGAGTTAAAACAACTACATTAGAAGCAGAATACTCTTGAGTATACTTACTATAATAAGGACTACTAGCATTTTGAACGATATGCCACATTTCAGGATACAACTCTTGAGTCTTTAAAAACTTACTCAATAAACTACAATTTGCCTCTGTATATTCTAAATTTACTTCAATTTTTACTTTTTTCCTATCTACCCTTTCATTACTAGTTATATGAGTTATACGTGCATTTTCAGCATTACGACCTCCAAATGGTCGCGATGCTCTTCCTGCTTCTACAAAATCAGGTCTTTTAAAAGCAATATACTGAAATCCCCTATACCAATCTAATTTATTCTGAGTCGGATTTGTTGCTTCAATCTTTATTTCATCATAATTTACCTCTGAAAACGTTGATCCGTTGTGTGCTGTAAATAATTTAAATGTATCTGTCTCATATACTCCAGCTACTACTCCTTGATCAGGTGTTATTACTGGTGTATTATGATTTTCATCATTCATCCAATTATAAACCTTTTCAATATCTGATCCTTTTTGTAATTGACGAGTTACTGTTTCAGCAATAAAATCAGCACTTCGTCTTCCTGCTGGGATACTTATTGTCTTCAATTCTACATATTTATGATAAATATCTAAGGCTGGATCGGCTGAACCATTTGTATCTGTTGGAATAGTAACTTCTAAATAATCTTGAGCATCTAGATTGAAATAAGTCGTTTCTCTCGCGAATATTGTATATTTTAAACCATCTTGTCTTACTTTATATAATGAACGATTATTTCTCGCATTCTGATTCCATACACTACTAGCATTACGATCATTATAATAATCTTCTTCAATAAATGTTCCCCAATGTATCTGATTTACTGTTGATCCCTCAGCAGGGCAATCATTAGCTTCATACATCGCTGGTCCTGGATCTCCACTAAGTGTAGCATGTTTTTTATCATAAGAAAATCTTCGTGGAAGTGAAAAACAATTTTCTCCATTTAATGTCTTATAATACGAAATCAATAAATTTGCTTCATTATCCTTCAACTCTTTTTCATCTTCTTGAACTTGTATATATTCAGCATCTATCCCATCAAAATTATCACTACGTTTATATGTATATCTTGTTACTGGTGTTTTTTTTGTATATTTATATTTCTGTTTTACTCCTAATGACTTTCCTTTTAATTCTATTGTTTCAGAACCTGCTCCCACTTCTGATACCATAGCAGCATGCACTGATAATGTATCTCCCACATTTAACTGAATACCACTTCCTATCTTATTTGTAAAAATAGCATTATTAGAATCATTTCCTGATTGATGTTCGATTGATGATAATCTTGAACATTCTACAAGTTTATTTTCAACATATGATGCTTCATCACCCATTGTATTTAATAGATGTATTTAAAATAATTATACCTTAAAAAAAAATTATCATTCAAATTTACTGAAATCCAGCTGTAAGGAATCCTCGTTCAAGTCTAGCAACCTTACCCACTTCAATCCATGTCCTTTGAGTGTAGTTCTTACCTGAAGCAAGTGCAGGGAGTGAATCAAGTTTAGTCGTTAGTTCAAGACCACGAGCATTGATACGACCTGCTGGTAGTTTATACGACTGGAAAAAGAAATTACCTAATAATCCTACCGAAGCATTTTGTGCTATTCCTTCAAAAGTAGCATTAGTAAGGACATTACCTTCAGCAGCATACTCTTCACGAGTTACAAATGGTAAACTGCCGTGAGCACGAGTTGTCTTATCAAACAATACAGCACTATTACTCAAATCTATCGGAAATACAAAGAAATCATTCATTCTGACATTCGTTGTTAGTGTTCCATTACTACGAACATTAGAAGCACTTGGTGATGTATAATCTCTATCAGGTGCTACAGCAGAATATTTATTAAGAATAAAATCATCGCCACGATTATCATCATTAATACCAGTAATAATCTTTTTTACCATACGTCCTGCTCCTCCCAAATTTCTGACAGAGTTTTTAGCATCAGCCACCGATAGAGTCGTCTTTGTTAGACGATAATCATTGAATACAAAATCTGTTTTTTGTGTCATGTAAGTTTGAAGATCGGCAGCCATCTTAGCACCATCATAAAAGATATGATCAGCAACAAGCTTTACATTCGTAGTATCAATCTTGAACTGTTGACCATTAGTTGAAGCATCATTTACACAGCAACGACCTTGAGTTGTAAGTGGTTCCCATACAAGATCAATAATTACTTCTTGCTTCATAGCAAATAGTGGAAGATTAATACCTCCCTTGAGGAATGGGAAAAGTTGAGCAAGAGTTACACTGAAAGTAGGTTCATTATTAATATCCAAAAAATTTGGAAGTTTTAGGGCTCCTCCATCATATTCAACTCCAACATCTAAACCATAATCTTCTGCTGCCGTGTTACTTTGAGAACCAGCAGTTTCTCTGAATCTAAACTCGTGAGATATACATCTACCTGACATTACTGACTCACGACTCTTGTTAATTTCTGATGATAAAAACATAGATTCATAGGCTTTCAAATGATTGTAATCATCAGTTTCTGAAATTACATTACCACCAATCGACAAAGTTGCTCGGCGAATAAGAGAATGAACTCCAACATTCAATGGGAAAAATGCCCCTTGAGTTACTCCAGATGGTTTCAAAACTCCCAATGTAATACGTGATCCATCGTGAAGATAGCCTTTGTTTTGTAATACAAATCGGCAAGATGTATCATTAATAACTATCGGATCAATTACATCTGATGAGATATCCATCATCATATTAGTATCTATACGACCTGCTTGAAGCATAGCAGGGACATTAGTTGCATCCATTTTAGGTGGGTCTACGGAAATTTGTTCTTTAGGATCCATATTGAATTATTTTATAATAATACAACCATAAAAAATTAATTTAAAAAAAAAATCAAAATTGTAAATTTACATAATGACTTGTAATCCTTGAGGTCCGAAGAGAACAGTTTGACGAGACTTTACAAACAAGAAAAGAGCATTCGGTGAATCACTCGTAAGATCACATTCCATCTGAATACCAAAAGGTGTAGTGGAAAAGTCTTCGCCTACTCCAGTTCCCACAGTATCAAAAGGAACTCCAATACATTCCATGGGTCCTCCATCTGCTGTGAGTGGGGGAACTGCTCCCGTATAGGTTCTATTAGTATTTACAGGAGATACTTGTGCTCTCATATTCAATCCTGATTGAATCGCATCACGAGCAAATGATACAACTTGAGGATCTACAACAGGAGTATCAGCTGAATCCTTAACATTTGTATCTAGATTGAAAGAGAAAGGCATTCTCATTCCTGCTTTAGTTACAATGATAGATTTTATCGCTGCTTGACTACCATCACTATTAAGTGGTGTTGTAGTAGCAAATGAATTGTATGAGAGATTATTTAAATACTTTGTAGGACACATATTCATAAAGACACCTAGTGTCCTTGATGTTCCAAGATTGAAATTAACTACAGCATTAGCAGAGTTGATTACATTGAAATACGAAGTAATCGCATTGTACGTAAGTTGTCCTTGAGGAGGAATAGCATCAGCAGAATCAGGAACAATTAATTCACAATGAAGTCTTAGATTTTCTAATTCATAAAATGCTTCCGTAAGACCAGTAGTCGTTCCATCAACAGCATACAATACCTGAGCATCAGGTGCGAGGTTCAAAGAGATTTCAAGACCTCCAAGAGAGTTCGAATCAAGTGGAATATAGTTACCTCCAGTAAGTAATCCAGTTGGAATATTCATACAAAATCTTGAACCATGGGTTTGGGCTGGAAAATCAACCAATGATCGTTTTTGAGTTTCATAATTTGGTAATGTTCCCGATAATTCACCTAGGTGAGTAAATTTATCTGCTTTAGAACTTACATATGGAAAATATGATGCTAGGAAACGACCATAGTGATTAATAGTCTCTATTACCTGTCTTGATCTCTGAGAAGTAATAGTTAGCTTCTCAATAATAGAGTAAATAGCAAGTTTCTCATCAATACCTAACTGATCGGCAGTTGTAGGTTTGGTCTTAGCAGCATCGGTATAAAAACTAATATCTCCACTAATACGAACAGAACTCGCATCCAGTAAGTGAGGCTGGGAACCAATCAAAAAGTTTACAATTGGATTACCATTCTTGTAGGAAATCTTTTGAGTAGAATTAATGTTGCTCGGTTGAATCTCATTGTATATGATAGACATTTTTATTATACTTGAATATAATAATATGATAAAACAAATTTTAAAAAATATTAATCAAATGTTACAATAAATGGCTTTCCTTCTTCAGCATGTTTCACTTCAAAATTAACTACTCCCTTTTTCTTTGATACTCCCCTTCTACGTGCAGATACTGATCTATTATCCCTTTCCCATTGTTTCTGATAGTCTCTTATATATTCCAAATTTCTTGCTCTATACATTCTAGAATATAATCTCTGATATGTTCTTTTTTTTTGTTTTTTCAGATTTTCTTCTTTTTGTTCTTGAGTTAATGCTTTTGTCATTCCTATTCTTTATCAATGATAATTTTTTAAGTATTTAAACTTCAACTTGAACAGAGTTTGCTCTGATATTAATTCTACGAATGTGATGAACGAAATTACACCATAATTTATCTTTACTAGGAGCATTAGCAGAATCTTGATAATATACATTGAGACGGCAATCCTTATCCCTCATATCATATGCTCCCTTATTGAGAGATAATGCTCTTCCAATACAGAAGTTTTCATTAAATCGTCTCATTGAAAGAGGCATAATATCGGCTTGGACGAGTGCTTTATCCAATTCAAGAACTGGTATCGCATCTACTGATGTTTTACTTGAAATCTTTTCAGTCTTGACATTCAACGAAGGCTGGTTCTTCCCATCATAGAAAAAGAAGTATTCAGTGAGTCTATCACTAATACCAGCAAGACCACTCTGAGAAGAGAAAAGTCTTGTATCAAATCCTCCAGTTGTAATCAAATAAGTTCCACTTCCCGAAATTTGCTGCTGATTCGTGTATACACTGCTATCAGTAGGGACACATATAATAGACTTAGCCCTTTGATGATTTGCTGGAATACCAATATTAGCAACACGATCTCCCTTCAGTTGAGAGTAATTGTATACTTGAGTCGAAAGGAAATCATAAACCATCATCTTACCCATCGCCATATCCGACATCACTTCTGCTTGTGCTTGTTTTCCAAGATCTACTTCATTAATTACTAATTCACACTTACTCATCTCATATGTTGGACGATAAGTCGTAGCACTGGTTACACTTGTAGAATACATAAAGAAGTTTCCAGCATTCGTTAAAGTTGTTCCAGGCGATACACTCGCAGTAAGAGTAATCTTAATATACTTATTTGCTCCAGTTCCCGAAGTCTCAATCTGCTTAATAACTGGTTTCGCAGACCATGTAACTTCAGTTGAATAATCAGCAGTCACACCAAACTCTTCACCAACTACAAAAGGGAAATTAGCAACTTCCCAGTTATTGTTATTGTGTTTGACAAAAAATGTATCTCGAGTTGCTCCACTAGTCCAATCAGCAGGACTAACAGTTGATCCATTCGTAGAATGGAATACTGGATTGAGTTCAAGACGTCTTTCACGTGATACACTATCTAACTGACGGAAAACCTTTTTGTCTTCAGCCGTAAGGATAGTTACAAATAAACCATTTGTCAAAGCATTAGGGAATACTTTATCATTTTGGAAAATACCAGTATGTAAAGGAAGCTTTAACTTACATTTAATGTATCTATCAGTATTTGTAAATTTAGTTGCTTCAGGATCTGCCGTTACTCGTTTATAGTATGGAGAGTATTTATGATTAGTTAATAGTGATTGAGTAGTTCCAGTAGTTCCACGAGTATCAGGGACTAATGCTCCAGCACCTTCATTAATTGCTCTTAGATTTTCAAGAGTTGGAGAAGTATCATAAGCATACTTAACTCCGACATGCACTGGATAATGTCTTATTTCTTCTAGTAATTCAGTCTTGTCGCCAGAGTGAATACGAATCGTATCAATCAATACTTGACCTCCAATTAATTCATCTAATTGAAGACGAGTTTCAGAAGCATTAGTAGGCTGCTTTAATTCAAGATCAAATTGGAAATATGATTTCCTTGGATTAAAATTTTCAACATTCGGAGGAATGTAAAACTCAATTAATTTCTGAGAAGTGTATGAAAGACCATTTTGAGATGGGATTGCCGTATACTTTTCATCTACAGGAATCTTATTGTTCGCCACGAAAAAACCAGTATTTTCCATTATGTTTATGAAATGATTTACATAAAAAAAAAATAAAAAAAAATATTTTAAAAACTTTTACGATACTCTTTGACTTGTCACTTGACCTGCGAGTGTCTGTTGTCCTACCAATTGCTGTGCTGGAGGAGGTTTGTCATCTGTTGCGATCTTTTTTGCTGTTGATACTGCTTCACCAGCAGCATCTAATACTCCCGAGGCTGCTTGAATACCTGCTCCCAATACTCCAGCAAATTGTAATCCAGGAATCAATCCTACCATATCTAATGCTGCTCCTCCAATAGTTCCAATATTTGCGACTTTCTCTTCCCAGTTGTCTCCAGCAACGTGAAATTTACCACCTTTAAAATCTTGAGCGATATCTAATCCAGCACTCGCAAGACCTCCAGCAATACCAACTCCCTTTAATGTTCCACTAGCAACCTTTGATCCTAAACTTTCACCTTCTTCCAATGCTCCAGCAAATTGATTGCCTCTTTTTAATACATCACTACCTTCATCTAATGTGCCTTCACTTGTTTTAATGGCTGCTGATGGTCTTTCAGCACCTTCAAGAGTTTCTTCACCTGGTAATGCTGGTTTACCTTTAAAATCATCTTGTGTTACTGCAACTTCATTCCATCCAGCAGTCCCTGAAGGACCTTTAATACTATCTTTATATGCTGCTACTTTCTGACTTAAATTTGCCTGAGCAGATCCTTCAGTAATAGCATCTTTAATACCTCCCATTATTCCCGTTTCTTTATCCGTTTTTTCAGCATTCTGTGCTGTTAAAATCGCATTTTTATTTTTAAGTCTAATAGCATCATTAACACTTTCACTCGCTCGTGTTGACATTTCTCCATTAGAGATAGCACTACTCATATTGTAAAAGTCCATCTTGTTTATATTTATATTTACAAATTAATTCTCAATAATATTTTTTATTTTATTTGATTTAATACTCTTAACCTTCTTCGTGATTCTAATACTTCTTTCCAGCTCCAATCTAAATTTTTACGATTCATTAAATGTATTTGATTTACAATATGAAATCTAAATAAATGATAATAATACATTATTTATTATCATCAACATTTTTATTTTGTCCTTGGGAATCTTCTTCAATAATATCTTCTTCATTTTTTATCATACCTCCTGTTCCAATGACCTTTTCAAAGTTTTTATACATTTCAGGAGGATTATTTAACTTCATATAAGCAAAATCATATTTCTTTGGTGTTGCTTTCTTATACAACTTCATCCATTCTTTAGGACCATTAAATAAATCACCATACTCTTCTGATATTGCTGTTAATTCTTTCATATTAGGAAATGGTGATCCTACAATTACATCAGTAGCATTTGCTCGAATGATCGGATCTAATGCTCCTCTAAACTTCTGAACTGATATTACTAATAACTTAATACCATAATGTCTTGATCTCGTTACTAAATTTGCTACATGTTTATCAAGAATACCAACACAATCATCCAATACCATTGCGATCTCTTTTGTAGGATCTTCATCACCTTTGGCTTCTTGCCTCCGTAATATATCTGATATTAACGTTGGTGAATATTGATCATAACATTCAAATCTTTTTTTCATAAACCTTGAACTACTATCCATATTGATTGTTGGTGATATTACAACCACTCCACCTGGAAAAAACTCTTGACCGTAAAGATTATCATTCAAAAAGAGATTACTAATGATCGTTGATTTACCAGTTTGTCTCGGACTTATCATTAGCAGACATTTACCAGCACCTTTTACTCCAACTCCTACTTCAGGCAAATTTTGATGATGTGGTTTTGCAATTCCATTATTTTCTTCTTGTATTGGTAATATTTTTGGATATTCCATATTTATATATTATACATTATAAAAAAATTATTTAATGAGTATTAAAAATATGTTTTGAATAGAATCCTTTATCTCCATAGTAAATTTTACTTGGAGGATAAACCATCTGTTTAATCTCTTCTTCTGCTTTCTTCCTTCTAACTTCTTCATCTATCTTTGCTTTTTTCTCTGCTTTTCTTTTTTGTCTCATCATTTCATTCTTAGCCAATGCTTCATCTATAGCCCTTTGTATAATTTCAGGATCTACTTCTGCCTTTACTTCAACTGGCTTTACAGGTTCGGGAGGAACTTCATTTACTATATCCTCTAACTCTTTCTTTTTCTTTGCTTTAGACTTTTCAGTTGCCTTTTCTTCAAGTTCTTTAAGTGCTTTCTTTTCAGCAGCATTTGCCCTTCTTGTTTCTAATGCCTTTTTACGTGCTTCAGCGAGTTTTGCTTTATGTTCTTCTGATAATGGTTTTCTTGTTTTTCCTTTTTTGGTTTCTGTTTTGACTTTTTGCACTACAGGAACTCCTTCTTCAACTATCTTTTTTTTACTTGACTTACTAAATACATCATCGGTATTCAAATTTTCCCGAGGTGTTGGTTCGACAGGACATACTTCTTCATCACTTACATTTTCATCATCGCTCACAATAATCATTTCAGGGTCACTTACAACTTGAGGTAATTTTTCCATATTTTGTTTATATTTCTATAAAATATTTTATTATTTTTCTAAAACTTTCTATAAATGATCATTTAATTAAATGTTTAGGTTTTTGTCTTATATGTAATACAACTATTGTTGATCCTACCACTGATTTAACAAATTTCTCATCCTTACCTACAATGTCAATTGAGAAATCACCTACTTGAATATCACCAGGATTATTAATATCGATATATGTTTTTTCTGCTGCTTCAAAGAAAAGACCACCAGTTTCATTACCAGCATTATCAAATCTTGGACAATGATAAATAATCTTACTTTGATTACCAGTTGCTCCATTTGTTGATAATTGTGTTAAATTGTTTAATCTTACAAATACTGATTCATTAGAGATTAATTTAGGGATTGTCGTGCTTGAGAATGTTACTGCTGATCCATTTGTTGATGATGGTTGTTCAATAGTTGTATATCCTGTAAATCCTAAAACTTCTGACATGTTTGCTCCAAGTGTTGGTCTGTATCTTTGACTTTCACTTACAATCGGAATTACATCATATGCGATCTTACCTCCTGATGTCCTTACAAATGAATGATCTGCTGCTGCCATATCATTATAGATTCTTGTATCTACATCTTTTAAATATTTTGATCGTTGTAAATTTAAAAGTGTAGCATACCAATCGTGATTAGTTAATCTTTGATTTAATGGAAGAGCATTTGATTTACTTGTATCATATCCATCATAATTAAATCCAGTTATAATACGAGCATCATATTCATTAATTGTAAGATAATCACCTTGTCTATCACTTGCTTCTGTTGGTTTAATCTCCATTTTACCATACAAATAAGTATTAGATTGACATATAGGTTTGAAGTATGTTGATTTAGCACTACCTACTTGATATGATGGACTACATATCTTTGTTCGATTACCTGCACCTCCTTTAGTCATTGTTACATCTACTGCCTCGCCATCTAATGTAAATGTGATTCTATTAAAACTTGAAGCATTGTCAGTTAAATTATACGGACCTCCCGAATGAGGGGCATTTGAAGCATTCCAATAATCTACTTCTTTATATTCTAAAAATACCTCTGATCCTGTATCTTTTACAACTGTATGATATAAACGAAGTTCATATTTCTCACTTACAACATTCTTTTCACTAGAAGCAACATAATCATAAAATCCTAATCCATTCTTTTTCCAATAAGGAGGTGATTCAAAATATCTAAATACTTTCGTTCTATCAGGGGCTATATGTATTGCTTGTGGATGACAATATCTAGAAAGTCCTATACTCCAATTAGCAGCATCACTAAAATGAACTTGAAAGTTACCAAGACAACAACTTAAAGGTGCTGATGATATCTGAGCAAATGCTCTAGGATTAGTTGATCCATTACCTGATCTTTTATGGAATCTATGATTAGTTGCTGTATATTCCCATCCTTCTGAATCTAATGTGCCTTTTACAAAATTTGCCTCATTTGTTGGATTACTATCTTCATCAGGTCTGTTATTTACTCCTGATGCTGAACCTAGTTTATCATAAGTTAAATTAAATCCTTCAAAAGTAGTTCCCGAACTTCTTTTTACTGAAGCATTAGTTTGACCTTGTAAATCAGGATGATAAATACCAGTTTCCATATTAGGTTTCAAAGCATTCTCTACATAATCATCAGTATTATACTGGCCATACGGATCTACCCTTATAAGGGCAGGATGACGAGGACTTTCATCATATGTAAAACTTTCAGTTAACTTCTTTCCGATATATTGATACATGGTTGAATTAAATCGTCCAACAGAAAACAATCCGTCTTTATTCATTTTTAAACTTTGAAGAGCAACTTGAGAATCTTTAGGAATTACAAGAGGTGTCTGTAAATTGTTTGTAAATGAAAAGGCACGATCTAATCCTCGTGGGATTACATCGACATTATTAACACTTTCAAATTTAGTATTCGACAATATCACTAGCGACATATTTTATAATTAGTTTTACATAAAAAAAATATTTAGTAAATTTATAATAAATTAAAATGCCGAAAAAAATGAAAACATGTATGTATGACAATGAAAGATGTTTCAATCTTAATGACAGACAAGAAGAAGAGAAAAAAGTAAAAGCAAAGGATGTTTTCCAAGGATACCAGTCCAAGAAGCCCAAGGTTACAAAAAAGAAGGTAACTACTACCAAAAAAAAGTCTAAATATTAATTTTTTGATAACTCAATTTTTTACGTCTCTTATCTATATGATACAAGGATAAATATATATATATATACTATATATATATATTTTTGTTACCAAAGTTACTAAAAATATATATAAACTATATATATAGGATATATCATCTATTCCTTGTATAAAATGTTCGTTATGGAAAATGTTTTCGTGCGAGGCCAAATTTGGGTTTTTGTAACCATTTTGATAACTTTGATAACCTTTACTCTTGGCCGATATAATGAATGCCTTCTACGACTTTTGTTGCCTTTCCATCAACCTTTTTAACTGTGCGAAGACATTTTTTAGTAGTAAAGTATTTATTGTATTTTTGTGCTGACATGTTGATTTGTTTTTTCTCAATAATGTATTTTATCCTTTTTGCTGTTTCATAATGTTCTAATGTAACTGCTTTTTCAATATATTCATTTCCATCCCATTCAGACATAGTATCGCCGACATAACTAAAGAGATCATCCAATACCTGATACTCATTGCCTGTATCACTAAAGTCTTTACAATCATCGGCGATCCTCTTAGGCAATGGTAACATATCATCATAATGATCAAAAATTATATCTGTAAATGCTTGTATAACTTCAGGTTGTCTAGACCATTGTTTAATATTATCATCCTTTTTCTGAAAACTACATAGCACATTTTTATTATCATCCAAGATAGTTTGACCTAATCTTGTATCATTAGGATCAACAAATTTGCTTGGGAAGTTGTATACATATGATGTTTCTTTCGCATCACTGGGCTCAATAGGAGGAAGATCATTACAAAAGATGAATGGTCGAGCTTGTATTTTAAAGTTGATTTCATCTTTGTGATTGACACGTGCTTCCATCATATCGCCACCTGAAGCCAACTTCTTTAAGATATTCCCATTGATTTTGTATTTATTCTCGCCATCCCTTGTAATCTCATTTGTTGTAATAATCCTTTTAAACTCGAATGGAACTAACCAAGATAATGATTTACTAGATTCACCAATTGTATTCTTAAAAACAAAATTCTCTCCATTTGTAGTTCTGACATATCCTCCGAATGCACATT